AGCTATGCGACGACTGTGTTGCCATTGTATGCTAGTATCCTAGCGGATGCTAACGCACGGTGGCCTGACAGCAGAAGCTCAACGGGACGTGACATGTCTCGCCTCCGTAGAGCAATCGAAGACAGAGGGCTGGAGTTTCTGACTCTAACCCTCCCGTCACTGGGATCTTGGTTCGATAAGAGCCTAGACCAGGGACGCTTGCTCGATGCTGATTTGATCCCGCGAGGGATCAAAAGGTATCGAAGGAGACCGCTTCTATTTGCGGGAGTCCTCGACAAGGTCTTCGATTATGATGGTATGCTTCGGCATGACGTCGATCATTGGGCGGTACTCTGTTATCGTACACTTCTCAAAGTGTGCGCTAAACTGGAGTTACCTCCCACTGAATCCATGCTACACAACACCGTAAAGGAGTTCTGTAATGTGGACGACGCGCTTCCGCCGCCTTATCACGATAGTTGGGAGAGTGATCTCCCTTCGTGGCCAAGGCGAACGGGCCACCCTCTCTGGGGTGGCAGGGAAATTCCTTATGTGGATCAGCCTGATCTTTATGATCGGGCTGCTCCTGATCAACAGTCTCCGCCCTGGGATACTCTCCGACAACTCTGTCGGCGAGCTCTCTCGGAGCTTGGACCAATTGATTGGTGGAATCTCCAGCCGAAGCATGGACCCGGAGCAGTCTACGAACGCAGGCTTGAGTCTAAGTACGACTTCAAGCACTGGTCCGGACGACTCGACCGGCAATTCCCCTATGATTGGTTCGGATCCGGGAGTCTTACTCCCGAATCTGTTCCCGAATCTAAGGGGCTTGTCCCATCCAGGTTAGTTGCAGTTCCTAAGGACCGAAGGGCCCCTAGGCTTATCTGCGCCGAACCTGCCAGCAACCAATGGATGCAACAGAGCATCTGGAGGTGGCTTGATGGGCGTATCAAGCGGACCACACTGGGCCGCTCGATATCGTTCCGGTCGCAAGAGAACTCCCGTGAGGGAGCTCTCGAGGGCTCCGCATCGTCGTCAACCGCCACGCTCGATCTGAGTGAGGCGTCTGATCGTGTGTCGTGTAGACTAGTGGAATACATTTTTCAAGATCATCATGATCTTTTGAATGCATTTCACGCGGTCCGCACTCCATACGTAGAACAAGCTATATCGTCTCAGTCTTCACGACTGATTCGGTTGCGCAAGTTCTCGACGATGGGGTCAGCTCTGACTTTTCCGGTCCAATCAATCGTTTTCACCCTCCTTTGTGTATGGGCACTACGCCTATACGAAGGGAGAGAAGATGATTGGGCGGACTGGAAGTCAGATTTTGACCGAGTCCGGGTGTTTGGGGACGATCTCATTGTCCCCACCCACTCATACAGGCTTACCACATTCGTTCTACACGAATGCGGCCTGCGAGTAAATCTCCGTAAGTCTTATTCGGGAGACAACTTCCGCGAGTCTTGCGGATGTGACGCGTTTCAAGGGGTCGATGTGACTCCTCCGCGTCACCGCAGGGTGTACGATGGGTCTGCCTCGTCGACAGCAGCATTGATCGAGTTCTCCAACCACCTTCACACGAAGGGATTTTGGAGAGCTGCCGATTTTGTGCTGGGTCTGTTGCCAAAAGCAGTCACTCGACTGCTTTGGGTTCATGGACCAAACGAGGCACCTTTGGGGTTAGCGTCCTTTGTTTCGGGCTGGAAACCCCCATCTCTACGATGGGATCCAGACCTGCAGAGGCACTATGCGGTACGGGTTGCCTTCTCAGCGAAGGTAAAACGGACCGACCCCCAGGGGTATCCTCGGCTGCTTCAGTACTTCACTGAAGATCCAGCCTCCCAGAGGGATCGCAGAGATGTGATCCACTGGGAACCTGGCCAGCCGCGGGTTGAGCGATTAAGACTACATCGCTCGAGGGTCTATTGTTAGCAACAATAGGAAGGGTATAGGTGGTCTTATGGGTGTCCGTTTAGCCGGAAAGTATCGTGTCGATACACTTTACTAAGGCTAAGCGGAACCCCAGGACCACCAACTAATCCCTTCAGAG